AAGCACCTTCTGTAATCTCAACTAGTGTAGCCATTTTGTTCGCTCCTGTGTGTTAGTAAGTCTCTATTATAGCAAAGAAAGCTCAATGTGTCAAGCCCCGTAGTAGGGACTGTATTCTTCGTGTGGCTGATCTGCCACATCCTCAACGCTCATCTCTGCCAGCGCACCCAATACAATCTCAATAGGGCACTCTAGTTCTGCCGCAATGGCACGACTGTTGAAGCCCTCAATGTACAGTTGTTCAATGTCGTAGGCTAGATCTTTAATCGCGCTCATGCTGTCTCCTCTTGTGCAATACGATCTTGTTCGTCCATGATAGCGGACTCCAGTGTAACAAAGTCTCCGTCGTGATCGGATACAAACCAAACAGCTACACCGTTGTCATTGCGCAGGATGTAGTCGTATTCTTCCCATTGACCATCGATCAAAAAGTGTTCATAGTCTTTGAACTTTCTGGCACTCGTACCTGTCTCGCCACGATCACGTCCGTAGAATGTAGTTGCACCCTGTGCCTGAGCCGCTTCGTACAATGCCTTCTGTGTATCGCCCTCGTGTGGGCTGAAGGGGTGCTTAGTGCCTACAATCTTGCCCAGTGAACTAATGTCTCCCAAGTCAATCAAGTCACGCAAGATGAACGGGTTTGAATAGTGCTTGAGCAAGATCTGCCCGTTGTGTGCCAAATAGCCGTCCCAGTGGCAGTAGACCTGCTGGACTGTGCCGTCTGCGTACTCTAGCGCAATTGTGCTTCGTGTTCCCATTTGTCGCTCCTAATGTGTTTGTGTAAGTATCAATTATAACAGCTTATGACAGTTCTGTCAACTGAATGTCAGCAATAACCCTATCCTCATCGTGGTCATAGCTGAGAAACACTTTAGTACTATCTGTTCCGCCCTTGACTGGAAAGACTGCTTGGTAGCAGAACTGTCCGCCGTTGGTAATGCCCAGGAACTTACAGGCTGTGAAGTTAGCACCTTTCCAGCCTGCCAGCTGTGCGGCCTTAGTCAGGTACTGTGGTGAATAGGTGGCAAGTACCTTTATTGTGTCTGCTGTAATCATATCGCGCTCCTTTGTGTCTAAGTATCTATTATAGCTTCAAACTGTGGACCTGTCAACCCCTGCAGCATCTAGTTCCCAGCTCAAGTCCTGGAACTTCCTGTAGAGTCTGTACACCTGCTGTTTAGCATTGGCCAAGCTCTGCTCAATGAGATCTTCTGCCGTACCGTCTGTCAAACACTCTCTAGCATCTTCGTAGAGCATACCGCCCAAGTGTTCTGAATCCAGCTCAAGTCCTTCAACTAAGACACGTACCCGCAACACGAACCAATCCAAGTGGCCGTGTTCAATGTTGTGGTTGATTTCTGCAATGTCGAACTGAGTGTCATCAAAGCAGTCTGCAACACTGATATCTTCCCAGGTCTTGTCCACGATGATCTCGTAGCCTTCGCGTTCGTATACAGCCAGTTCTTCGTAGTGTCTAGTCATGCCAATTCCTTTGTGTGTTTGTCTATGCTAATTATACTGCCTTTTTGCCAATCTGTCAATACAAATCGCATTGGTGGATGCATACGTTGCAGTTCCGCAACCTTGCGACGAGCCCTAGCCAAGCTGAGCTCGTCACCCCAATAGTGTCCTGAGTACAGTTTGTCCTTGTAGAACATCTGGCATTCCCATTTGATCATCACATGCTCCAGTAGAGTTCGCTTGAAGGATCACAACTCCGCGGAGTGTCGTGTGCTATTTGGATCTCTGCACCCGACATCAAGTTGGTCACAGTCTTCATTGTAGGGAAGTACTCAAAGCGCCAGCCCTGGGTTGCAGGGTACAGCCAGTAGAGTCCATTGCACTCGTTGCGCATAGCTTCTGCAGTACGGTCTTGCCATACTGTAGTACTAAACAGACGCTCGCCCGTTTTGGTGCGCTTGTCTGCTTTGTAGATGTACATGGTGTAATCTTGTTTCATTGCCGCTCCTTTGTTGTCTATGTGTCTATTATAGCACCAAACGGTCACCTTGTCAATCAGTCCCCACGAACATCCGTATTCAGTGTAGGGTTAATGGCACGGCGAAGTTCTACTTCACGCTTGTGGGCAGCCGCCTTGCCGCGAACTACTTCGTGTACCAATACTTCTATCTCGCTCTTGTCGCTGAGAGTGCGCAATGCATGACACAGAGCCCAATCCTTAGCTTCCTTTTTGGCACGATAGAAGTGCTTGGCCGCACGAGCCAGCACGCTCTTATTAATAGTAGTCTCAGTCTTAGCTGTGACGCCTATGTAATTGCCGCCCGCAACACGCAACTCATATATGATATGATTGCGGTCTGTGCGCTTTTTACGGGGAGTGTTTTTTGTGTCCATGTCGCTATTATAGCGCACTTTGGCTGAACCGTCAACCAAAAGGGACTAGACCCTGATGAGTCTAGGGTTTCTCGTTCGCGACACGTGCTGTGTCACATGCTGCCAAAATGTAGCCAAAATGCCACAAATTGGGCTCAGCTGCGGCACTCTCCTTTGCTGCGCAGCACTGTGGATGCTGCTCAAGCTGCAGGTGTACGTGGTACCCGGAGCCGGAATCGAACCGGCACGCTGTTGCCAGCGAGAGATTTTAAGTCTCTTGTGTCTACCTATTTCACCATCCGGGTGTTGCTGCTGTTAACCTGGCCAGCCCTACTGGATTCGAACCAGTGGCCTACAGCTTAGAAGGCTGTTGCTCTATCCAACTGAGCTAAGGGCTGATTGTGTGCTGCAATGTTTGGTGGGCCCCCCGTGAGTCGAACACGGCACCAATGGATTATGAGTCCACTGCTCTAACCAACATGAGCTAGGGGCCCGTATGCTGCTACTTTGTCTCGATACTTTTGACGAACTCCAGTTTGACTTTAATCTGCTGTTCTAGTTCACGCTGCTTGATCATGCGATATAAGGGTTCCATGTGTTCCTGAAACACCTCCGGCGATGTCTCTGTTGCACGAGTCATGTCCCAAGCATTAGGATAGTGTCTGAGTATGCTGCGAGCTTCCGCACGAACTGCCTTGGGCACACGGGGATATTCCCCACCCGCTAGTCGTTGTAGAAACTGTTGTGCATACTGTACAGCACGGTATCTCTCATCTGGTAATGTCATTTCTCTGCTCCTAGATAATAACAACTTCTTCTTCAGCATATGTATATTATATGATCATTTGCGGTGTGTGTCAATCTTTTTGTGTTGTTTTTGAGCAATAGTTTCACAGTGTTCCAGGAACTCTCTATACAGTATGGCATCGTTTGAGAAGATTGATGCCAGATGTCCCAGTATGAATCCCTGTGTATATAGGGTATTAAGTCTAGTATCACCGTGAGGATTTAATACAGCTACAGTGTGTTGTATGTGATCTGCTATGGCCTGTATGTGATTCTGACTCAAGGTTCGCTCCTATAGTGTATTTACTGTAAGAGATCACATATACAGCAGCGGGGCCTATGTGTGTCAAGTGGGTTTACGGTCCTATATAGTCTAAGTCGCTGCTATTAGACCGTGGATTTAGTATGAATAAATACTGGTAGCACCGTTAGACCACGGTTAAAACTAGGCCGATTGGGTCGTTTGGTTGGCAGAATTGCACTTTATTGCACTATTTTGCACTTTGACACACCGTGGTATGTGAGGCATAGTTTAAATGGTGCCACCCAGTCTCCCACTCTATACACTGTCTCCCACGATAATTCTCTATAGTTCTCTATAATTCACTATAATACCAATATATCAGCAGCGGGGCCTATTGCCAATATGTGCTTTTAGCCAGAGGGTCAACGCAGCCTTGAGCCTTATCACTCTACACACATACATATACACTATAATATACCCTACGCTATACACGCAGCCACACTTGTACACTATATCATACATATACACGCACACGCACTTGCTATACACGCTATACTCTAACTATCAGCAGCGGGGCCTATATGCTGTATTGGCGTTATATCTGTTTAATCTAGTTCAAATCTTTTGGTGTAAATAACTCAATGCAACATCCAGAAGCAACCATTGTGTGCTATCGTTATCAGGCTTGGATCACTGATCTTGACTGCGAACTAGTATGGCAGTTTGTACAGCGTCACGGAGGCTATATCAGTATACGTCAAGATGCCATAGACTACTTTGTGCCCGTCAAATATCAAGTGTTGTTTGCTTTGGCCTATCCAGAACTCACTCGTCAGTACAATCTAGATCTAGTGTGAAAATTTTGCTCGCTTCGCGCCACTTTGTGGCTGGTAGAATTATGTGACCAGTTAAATACTCCATGACAACCTTTACTGTAACAGACATCGACATTGTGTATTTGAGCTATGATGAGCCCAATGCAGAAGCCAACTGGGCTCACTTGCGGAACATATGCCCTTGGGCACAGCGTGTACACGGCATCAAAGGTTCAGATCGGGCGCACAAGGCCTGTGCTGATATCACTGAAGGCACACACATGATCACTGTGGATGGGGACAATCAGATCAATCCCAAATTTTTCAATCAGACCTGGTCATTTGATTCAAGCTGGAATGTTGATTCAAGTGTGCTCAGTTTCAGCTCGCTCAATGTCATAAACGGCTTGACCTATGGCAATGGGGGCATCAAGTTATGGCCCAGACATGTGGTACACGCCATGCAGACACACGAAGCTGTCTCCTCGGGCTCAGCGGCTGTGGACTTTTGCTGGCATCTAGACTATGTGCTCATGCCCGGCATATGGAGCACCAGCTTGATCAATCACACACCCCATCAGGCCTGGCGAGCGGGCTTTCGCGAAGGGGTCAAGATGGCTCTGGTCAATGGCCAGCTGATCAAGAATCCTGCTGAGTGGCGCAGCAGTATGGCCAAGGTCAATTGGGATAGACTCACTGTGTGGCTGCAGGTGGGTCTGGATCAGCAGAATGCTGCCTGGGCCATCATGGGTGCTCGTCAGGGTCTACACAGAGCCATGCTCACAGACTGGGATCATAGCCAGGTACAGTCATTTGATCACCTAGATCACATATGGCACGAAGAAGTCCGAGACCTAGCTGACCCCCAGGGATATATTCGAGATCTGGGTGTGGAACTGCGCAACCGTTTGGGCATGGCCATAGAACCTGAACCCCTTACACCAGCCCAGAGCAAGTGGTTTAAATCAGTGTTTCACCAGCCTGAACGAGTAGAACCCCGGAGACTGCGACCATGACCGAAACAGCCAATCGCAGTGAGTTCTTGTTGGGTCTGGAAGAATACCTCAAGTATATTGGACATCCCACGGCAGCAGATCTTGTGCATTCCGTGGCCCGTGGCCTACAGAGCGAAGACCCCAAGCTGGAACTCACACGATCACATCTACGCTATCTGTCTGCCACCTTGCCCCCTGAGTTGCGAGATCTAGCTGATCTTGTTCACAGCATCAATAAATCGGGTGCAGACACTGAACAAGTTTATCGAATACTATTGAACTACTGCACACGAGTTCTTAAAACCACTTCAAACAGTCAAGAGTTGAGTGATCTAGCTGACCTATGTCACAGCATCAATAAATCGGGTGCAGACACTGAACAAGTTTATCGAATATTATTGAACTACTGCACACGAGTTCTTAAAACCACTTCAAACAGTCAAGAGTTGAGTGATCTAGCTGACCTATGTCACAGCATCAATAAAAGTGAACCAGTTTCAGAAGCAGTTTACAAATCAATTCTACTGTACAATACCAACTTTATAAAATCTCGCGCAACTGTTACTCAACCAGAAAAAGAACAGGCAATTTTACGTGATCTAGCCAGTCTGTGCCATAACACAAGAACTTCGGTTGACATCAAAGACATTTATAAAGCATTGTTACTGCACAGCACCAATATGTTGAAAATACAAGGGCTGGAAGAATTAGGCACAGAAACTGCAAAAATTCTAAGAAGCATGAGTCAAGAAGACTTTGCTGAGTTTACAGTTAAAACTCAATTGGCCAAATTAGATAGACAATTCCCCCATGACTCAATCTTTAGAAGTATCATGAGATATCTAAAACTCGATCTAGACAGTTCAGCCCTTCAAGATGCCTTTAGCCGCAGCCAGATCAAGAGCAAAATTTGGCTGGTACAAGAGTTGGCCAATCTCAATGTAACATATCACAATGTGTTGGTTATGGCAGGCTGGTTTGGCCAATTAAAAAACATCTACAAACAGCAGTTGACCTATCGCAAGATGCGAGTACTAGAACTAGATCGAGCAGCCTGTGAAACTTCGGACTATGTGTTTAATCTAGACAATCTCACTGAACACAAGGTCAAAGCAGTGTGTACCGATATTAACCAATTGACCCTGCACAAAAACGGCTATGAGTGGAGTGTGGAGAACTTTCGAGATGGTACAGCATACAGTGAAAAGTTCCTGCCTGATTTGATCATCAACACTTCAGCAGAGCATATGACCGAAGAATGGTTTCACCAGCTGCGCTTCAAGCAACTAGACAGTGATCCCATTGTGGCCATACAGAGCAACAACCTATTTGATATACCCGAGCATGTGAACTGTGTACACAGTGTAGATCACATGATGAAAAAGTTCCCCATGCGTGAAGTGCTATTTGCCGGAGAGCTTCAGCTCAAGGGCTACAAACGTGTGATGTTGATAGGCAGAGTTTGATGAACTTGGACCTGTTGGATCTTAGAACTCTGCAGAAAGAATCTGCACGGGCAATGACTGTGTTTGAAGCCACCAACAATGCCATCTACAAGTACAATCAGCAGGCTCATCACAACAGCGAAAACTGGTACAAGGCCGTGATCCGAGACTATGTGGCTCAGTACGGTGATCTTCCCAGTTGCACAGGACCGGGTCGAGATGTTAAACTGATAGTAGAATAATAAATGTTAGCCTTCTCCAGCAATTTAAAAATATACCTGTTTAAAGAAAAAAACAAGGTGAGTTTCAGTGTAAGGATCAGTGATTCTTTGGTAACTGAATATTCCTTTACCATTGACGAGTTCAACGAATTCATCAGTACCTGGGATAAACCACAGGGCATCAATGCAGTTTATTCTGGAGTACACTGGAGTATTCTACATAAAACAACTACTGCTCGTCCTGAGGCCGGTTCTGCTAACTATGTAAGATTGACTGCCAATAAGAATGGCATAGGGATGCATCATAGAGTAGATTACCTAGATATGCTTAATGTTAAAAAAGATTATTTTTATCAACAGAACAATAAAATGTATTGGGATTGATCATGTACAGATACAACGAAATTAAAACAGTACATCTAGAAATCACAGCAGCCTGTAATGCCAGTTGTCCCATGTGCTCACGCAACATCAATGGGGGAGAAGTTAACCCACAGATGCCCGCCGCTGAACTTGATCTAGCAGCCATAGAAAAGATATTTGATCCTGAGTTTGTTAGGCAGTTGGATAGGATCTATCTCTGCGGCAATTTTGGAGATCCAATCGCAGCTCGAGATACTCTAGAAGCACTGAGTTATTTTAGAACTACCAACCCCAACATCAACCTTAGTATGCATACTAATGCTTCAGCCAAGCGACCTGAATGGTGGGCAGAGTTGGCTCGGGTGATAGGACCCAAGGGCTATGTGGTATTCAGTCTAGACGGCCTAGAAGACACTAACCACCTGTACCGACAGGGCACTGTATGGTCAAAGATAATGGAAAATGCACGAGCTTTTATTGCCGCAGGTGGTCGTGCTCGTTGGGACTACATTGTGTTTGCTCACAATGAACATCAGGTAGAAGCTGCAGAAGCTCTTAGCAAAGACATGGGTTTTGAGCGTTTCCAATACAAGAAGTCTGCTAGATTTTTCAGTAATAGCAGCGGGATGACCAAAGAAATGCATCAGGCTGCCAATCGTCGAGGACTGGCTACTACACTGTTGCAACCTCCAACCAATCCCAAATACAGAAATTCAGTAATCGACGAACTCAGCAAGATCAGTAAAAACAATCAACCCTTGAAGTTTTTGCCCAGCAGAGTGGTCGATGTAAAAGACACGCTGTACTCACAGACGTTCCACAGAGACCCTCTAAAGAAAAAACCCATGGAACGTGTCTGGGACGAAGCAGAAATAAAATGCAAGGTGCAAGAAGAAAAAAGTCTTTACATTTCAGCAGAGGGCATTGTACAACCCTGCTGCTGGACAGCCAATCAGATGTATGTTTGGTATTGGAATGAGCACGGTGGTCAAATATGGACGGCCATCGATGAAGTGGGCAAAGACACATTAAATGCCATTGATCACAGTCTAGAAAGCATAGTTGATGGCAGATACTTTCAAGAAGTTATTCCCGAGAGTTGGGGCAAATCTAGTTGTGCTGACGGCAAACTGGCAGTCTGTGCTAAAACCTGCGGTACTAAATATGATGCATTCAAGGAGCAATTTAAGTGAAATATGTAGATATGGGATGTGTATGCATACACGATATAAGAGAGAGAAAAATTACTAATGACAACTGATGTCTACAATCAATGGTTATTAAAAAATACCAAACCTTTTGATCAACAAACAGCAGAGCAATCAGATTATCTCAGAGTTTGTTTTCAGGTAGGAAACATCTGTACCAATAATTGTGTTTATTGCCCCCCAGGATGTAAAGACGGAACATACCCTTGGCCCAGTTATGAACAGGCTGCTAAAATTATTAATAAAATTGATCAGATATATAAAAGTGCCCCCTACAACAAGAAGAAAATTCAATTTGAACTGCTAGGCGGAGAAGTAACACTTTGGAAAGACATTGAAAGAGTTATAGAATTAATATATTCTTTAGGTAATACTGTTTGTCTAGTTACCAACGGAGTTAGAACTGTTAGATGGTGGCAAGAGTATGGAAAATATTTTGAATATATTACCTTGAGTGTTCATGCAGAGTTTGCAGAAAAGGAACATTGCACTGATGTATTGAATGTACTGACAGAAAACAATGTAAAAAGTCATGCACTGATGCTGATGTTACCCAGTCATTGGCAAAAGTGTTTAGACACCATTGACTATATGGTAGAAAATGGCAAGTTTGAATTAATACGAGCAAGACCGTTAACATTAATAGGGGAACAAGGCAACCATGATCGATGGCCTTATTCTGATCTAGAATGGAAATGGTTAGAAGACAATCCAACATTCTTTCCCAAGGCCGGCAAGGTAATAAATACCCCAAAAGGACCCAATTGGGAAAGTACATTATGGCGAAACTCAGTTACCAAAGAAATCAAGATACAAAACGCTGAAGAAGTTATTTCTCTAAAACAAAATAATTGGAAGGGATGGAATTGTTTTGTTGGTATAGATACATTATATCTAGAACAAAATGGAGACATACGAAGGGATGCCATGTGTTATGTACGTCCACCAATAGGAAATTGGAAGAGAGATAATCTTGATGAACTAACTTGGCCCTTTGAACCGGTAAGATGCCCGTTTAATTCTTGTTTCTGCACACACGATATGAAAGCACGAAAATTTAAAATATGAAATATTCACAAAACAACGAACAAGAAATTATATTAAATTTCTTTGTTATCAAGGAAAAATAAGATGAGTAAAAAAGTTTTAATATTAGGATGTAGTCTTACTCAAGGTTCTTACGCTAGAGATGAAAAATCATCAATTAAAGAGAGCATTGTTTCATCGTACGGATGGTATGATTCTTTAAAATGCTTAAAAGATTTAGAAATTGATGTTTTTGCATATGGTGGTGGTGGCTATACCACTTTTGCTGAGACTCTCAACGATTTGCATTCCAACGGCAAATTAAAAGATTACTCGATGTTAATTATTCAGGAAACTTCAGAACCTCGATTTGTTTTAAGAAAACAAGATTTTTCTTGGCGAGAAGATTCATCTAAAGAGATTGAGGGAAGAGAGCTGTTAATAAAACACAGGTCTGCTTTTTCTATCCCTCCGCAATCTGTATTTTCAAAGAATCCTACTACCTTGGACGCTATATGCGAACATCACTATGGAATCCCATCCTTACCAACTGATTTTAAACTTGATATATTAGAATCAATTACATACAAAAATTTAGTTAAATTTTCTTTGGCTTATATAAATCAAACTATAGAACAATATAATTTAAAATCTTTTGTATTTTCATTATTTGAACCGCATGCCAATTCTGAAAATTTGCCAAAGGCCACTCGATTAGATTTGCCATCAAATTTATACTATGAAATTAAAAATGATTCATTGAAGAATTTAAGTTCGGAAATCGAGCTGCCTAGATCTTATCTCAGACATTTTTCTAATCTAGGAAATAAAAAATTAGGAGAAATCATAAACGAATCTCTTAAAAAAATTATTTAATACATATTACATGCAATCAAAATATCCTTCAAAAACTTGGTGTATCTTACCCTGGGTACACCTTAGCACTAGACCCGATGGCAGTATACCTGTAAGATGTCCATTTAATTCTTGTTTCTGCACACACGATATGAAAGCACGAAAATTTAAAATATGAAATATTCACAAAACAACGAACAAGAAATTATATTAAATTTCTTTAACGGACGCATAGGCCGTTATCTAGACATAGGTGCATTTGATGGTGTGGCGGCAAGCAACACTCTTGCTCTAGCTGAACTAGGTTGGCAGGGTACTGTCATTGAACCTTCTCCTTGGGTGTTTAAAAGATTAAAAAGCAACTATGAAGAAAGAAATCTAACAACAAATATAAGACTGATAGAAGCTGCTGCGGTTCCCAATAACTATCCAGCTCAAATGAAATTCTACGAAACACATCGAATGGATCACTTTGAAGTCGGCAATGGTGTTGGCGGGTTTTCTTTTGAACACTCCACTAAAGAAATATTGAGAAATGAAAACATTTATTACGGTAAAGTATTAGAAACTATAGTAGATACTATAAAAGTAAAAGATATATTTCATAATACTAATTATAATTTTATAAGTATAGATGTTGAATCATTTAATCTTGAGTTAATGGTTAGTATTCCGTGGGAGACTCTAACAGAATTAGAGCTCATTTGTATTGAATCGGATGTTCCTTTCTGGCGATTTGTTAATTTTATGAAACCGTTAGGTTGGGAAGTTCATAGGGTTGAGAATTTTAATCTATTTTTTGTAAGGTCATAAATTGAGTTATCCTAGTAAAACATTTTGTATCCTACCCTGGGTACATCTAAGCACTCGACCAGACGGCAGTATGCGAGTGTGCTGTACAGCCAATGCCAGTGGAGTAGGTGCCAGCAACGATAAAAAACTTGGAGGAGCACAAGTAGGAGTACTCAAAGACGACGAAGGTCTCCCAAGCAATCTCAACAACACAGACTTTCAAACAGCTTGGAATAGCAACTACATGAAGAATGTGCGTAAGCAGATGTTGGCCGGCGAACAACCTCCTAGCTGTACTAAATGTTATAAAGAAGAAGCTGCTGGTCATAATAGCAAACGTCAATGGGAAACTGAGTATTGGAAACAACGTGTAAGCGTAGACAAGTTGATCAACGAAACCAACGAAGACGGTAGTGTTCCCCCACAGCTGGCCTACATTGATCTACGTTTTGGAACCAAATGCCAATTGGCCTGTATCATGTGCAGCCCACATGACAGCAGTGGCTGGATCAAAGATTGGCAGAAGGTGTTCCCCACACTGGAAAGTGAGGGAGTTAAAAAAATATGGCAATGGGATAACAAGGGCAGTATCAACGGCAGTAGTTATAATTGGCACAAACAAAATCCTGTGTTCTGGCAACAGTTCTATGAACAGATTCCACATATGCAACAGGTTTACTTTGCAGGCGGAGAACCCCTAATCATCGACGAACACTACGAGATCCTGGAAGAGATTATTCGACAGGGTCGTGCCAAAGACATTGAGATTCGCTACAACAGCAATGGAGTAGAATGGCGTGAAGATCTGTTTGAGTTATGGAGCCACTTTAAAATTGTACGATTCCATTACAGCGTAGACAGCATAGGTGCTATGAATGAATACATTCGGTATCCCAGCAAGTGGGAACGTACACAACAAGTATTCCGTATACTTGACGAGCAGACCACAGACAATGTAGAAGTAACTATTGCCTGCGCTGTAAATGCCCTAAACATATATTACATTCCAGACTTCTTGAAATGGAAACTGCAACAGAACTTCAAGAAAGTTAATATGTGGCCGTTAGGAGCAGGAGGTATAAACTATCACTTTGTCTATTGGCCAGCTTTCTTAAATGTAAAAGTATTGCCACAATGGTTCAAAGATGAATGTGAACGCAAGTACGAAGAGTTTATTCCTTGGTTTGAAGAAAACTGGGAATTGTGTCTATCTGAAAAAGATAGAGGAAAGATAACTAAAGAACGTTGGCTAGCAAACAGCTACGGAGTGAAACGACTTCGAGGCATGATCAGCTTTATGAAGTCAGAAGACTGGAGTCAACGATTGCCGGAAATGAAAGACTATCTAGAAAAAATAGATGCACATAGAGGAATATCTTTCTATGATACTTTTCCAGAAATGAAGGATATTTTTAATGAATAAAAATATATTTTGTGTAGCACCTTTTGTTAATTTAAGTACAACCAATCACGGAAAAGTTAGACTGTGTTGTCAATCAAAGACACTAGGCAATCTTCATGTAAACAAAAATAGCCTAGAAGACATATGGCAAGGTCAAGATTATCAACGTGTTCGAGAACAATTTTTAAACAACAAATGGCCCACAGAGTGTGATACCTGTAGACTTAACGAAGAAAAAAGTATTCCAAGCCGTCGAAGTTTTGAAAATCAAAAATGGTCTCAAATAGAAAAAAAATCGTATCCAACACAGGCCGTTGATTTTCCATGGGCAGTTGATTTGAGATTGGGGAATCTGTGTAATTTAAAATGTATAATGTGTACTCCTGACAACAGCAATACATGGTATGATGAATATGAAAATTTTGAACATCTCAAATTTTTTAAGAAGGATGAAAATGTTCGCTGGCCCCTACATCCTAGTTTTTTAGACAACTATCAAGAATGGGTTCCAAAGGTACGAGTGTTGTACTTTAGTGGAGGAGAACCTTTACTAATAAAAAAACATAGACAAATTATAGAATTTTTAATTGAAAAAGATCTAGCAAAAAATATTGTTCTTTGGTATGATACCAACGGAACTTACATCGATCAAGAGTGGATCGATATGTGGTCTCATTTTGAACAAGTTAATCTAAGCCTAAGCATAGATGGCGGCAAACAAATTAATGAATATATACGATTCCCCACAAATCATGACAGCCTTTTAGAAAATTATAAACTGCTTTCTACAAGATCAAAAAATATCAAGGTCAAATTACAAATAGCAGTGGGTGCTTTAAATATTTTTGAAATTGATAAAATTAGATTATACTCAAATCAATTTAATTTTTCACTTAACTTTAATGTAAGTATTATATTTTGGCCAATCTTTATGACATTGGATGCTTTACCACACAGTGTAATAGATCAAATAACAGCACAATATAAAAATGATCCCAATGATAGAATTAAAAATATGACTAAAAATCTCAAACACGATCCACAAAAACTAAAAGAACTAAAAGAATATTTGAATAAAATAGATGAGCTAAGAGGATTAGATCATAGAACTTGTTTTGAATACCTATACAAGGACTAATATGAAAATACTGTTTGGATACTGGGATACTAGAAAATTAGCAAAAGGAATAACAAAAAGTTTTGCTGATCTAACCTTTTATTGGTCAAAGACAACCGGTGATACTTTGGCAAAAGAAGTAATAGATAATAGTACTGCCAGTTCTATTATTGCTTCGGATAATATAAACACAATAATAAAACAGGCAAGTATAGAATCTGCAGATTTTTTGTTTATAGTACCATCGGGAACTATTTTCTTAAATCCAGTCCCTGTAGCCAACGGTCTATTAGAATTTATAAAAACAGATCCTGCAATAGCTGGACATATCATCGATCATTCAATTAAAAACAATAACTGGAAATCTTTCTTTGGATTGCATGAGCAATGCCTTATAATTTCTAAGAGAGTTATAACCGACATAGTAACTGAGGGTTTTACAATAGAAGAGACATTTGAATATAGTGATACCAGTTGGCCGCTAATCGACCGAAGTGAATCAAATATACACGACAACTATACTCCTTTGTGGATAAAAAAAGGAACTGAAGAAACTGTGCAAATAGAAAAGAAAAATTCAGAATTTTGTCTTTTTCATGATCTAATTAAATTTGTTATTAACAAAAATTACACTGTACACAACTTACCTCAAGAACTTAGAAACAATAGAACTTATACCTATCATTTAAATAGACCAAATGATCTCGAAGCATTGATAGATAAACCGTTATCTGAAATTAACAAAATAGAAACGCAAGTAAAAGGCCACAAAGAATTTTTAATCAAATGGAAAACATTATTAAATCCCGAAGCAGGATTTTGGGCCTATAATACAGAATCTACATCAATTGATAACAATTTAAAAGTTGATTGTTTTATTGCTGTGGCCAGCGGAATTATTCCGTGGAGTTATCTTGCGAAATTTGATCTTCAGCCTAATTCAAATATCTATTTTGTTGATGTAAATCAAAACTGTCTAGACTTTCAAAAATACATTTTAGATAATCTTTATAACTTTGACAGCTATTCAGACATTGTTGAAGAATTTAACAAAGACTATAGTCTAATTAGATTTGGTTCAAAAGGCCAATCAGTAGATGAAGATAAACTTCTATTTGAAATTAAAGAAAAATGGAATATTATTAAAACTTGTAATTTTCACTTTGTTAAAGGTGATATAATTCATCTAGACGATAATATTAAACAGGCCGTGAAAACTTCTAGTCATCCCTATGTTTGGTTTAGTAATGTACTACGCTACATTCCTAGTTTAACTCAACTGTATCGAGACGACAGTCTTCAGGCTTACCTAACAGAACTGCTATCCTATAATTTAAATTTTTCTTGGTCAGGCGTTGGAATCAACAATCATAGAAGTTCCGGACCAAATAGTTTACCGAATGCTGTGGGAAATTTTTACAAAACAATTGACATTAAATTACCCTACAAAGACTTTGTTGATGAGATCAAATCTTTAGAGAATCTTAATTTATTCACACGTCATAGAAGTGATAATTATGTTAAAGGAGTGCAATTACACAGAGGTTGGTCAAGTTTTGTATTGCACGGATTAGGGTATGATAAAACTGAAGGGTATGAAGTGTACGGCTATGACAATAATGACTCAGCTCCCTACGAATGGACTCAAGAAGCAATTGAACACTGCCCAAACTTGGTTAATTGGTTTAAAGAAAACAAGTTTAAAGACAGATACCATAGACTTCGAATAATGAAGCTAGATCCAGGCGGAATGATAGGACTGCATTCTGATAATCCTGATCCAAATACCTGGGCAACCAACATGGCTATAATCAATCCAGAAGGCTGCGAAATGCATTTTTGGAACAAGAATTGGGAATACTTAGGACAGGTTCCTTGGGAGGCTGGTGATACCAATAGAATAAGAATTGGCTATTTCCATATTGTAATTAATAAAAGCAACGAGACAAGATACCATATGATTATACACGGAGAAGGCGGATGGATGTAAAAAAAGAAACTTTTTGTATTGCTCCGTTTACACACCTATCTACTAAAACTGACGGTAGTATAAAGGCCTGCTGCAGAAGTTTGCCAGCATTATCAAATATTAAAAAAGAAACTTTGCTTCAGGCCTGGAACAACGAAGAAATGAAACAGCTTCGCAACGACCTTATAAACGGCGTTAGAAACGAACGCTGTGATGTCTGCTGGAAACTGGAAGATGTTGGCGCCCAAAGTCTTCGTATGAAGTACAACAGCTCTTCAGTGGGCAGACAGGTAATTAATGCAGAAACAAATTTAAAATCTATTAACGAAGATTATAGTTTAAACAATAAGCCTACTTGGATAGAATTTAAACTTAGCAATCTTTGCAATTTTAAATGTCGTATGTGCCACCCTATGGATAGTACACGTTGGTTTGAAGATTATAAAAAAATATCACACCTACACGAAGATAGTTGGCAACAAGAAATGATAGATCTTAATCTAACTAAAAAATCATTGTTAAAGAGTTATCCGGAAGAATTTTTTGAAAACTTACCAGAGTTGATGAGTAATGTAGATGAAATTTGGTTTGCGGGCGGCGAACCTTTATACGACAATGATCATTATAGAATTCTTGAAAGTGTAATGCATCGCGCTGATAAGATTACTTTAAATTATGCAACTAATTTAAGTATGCTATCTAATAAAAAATACAATGTAGTTGATTACTGGAAAAAATTTAAAAAAGTTATTGCAGCAGTGAGTTTAGATGGGCCTCCAGATCTTAATGAATATATTAGATCAGGAGCAGATAGCAAAGTAATCGAAGATAACATAAGACTATTGCAGAAAGAATTACCTAATGTTTTTATACAGGGAAAAATAACAGTACAGGCGCTGAACATTTACTATGTCCCCGAAACGTTCGAATGGTTCAAAAATATGAAGGTGTTCACAGGAGTTCATTTTGTCACTTGGCCAAAGTTCTTAGACAGTAGAATCTGGACCGGTGAAGCCCGGCAAGAAATTAAAGTAAAACTAGAATCTTATCTAAAACATCAAGACAACTTGAACGGTTTACAATTAAATGTAGGCAATAGTATTAGAGATGTTGTTAGATTTTTTAATGGATCTGAACAATATGATAACACTAAATGGAATAAGTTTTTAGAGTATAATAAAACACTTGACGGCGCAAGAGATGAAACGTTTGAAAAATTTGAGTTTTTAAAAAAATGGATGAAATAACTTCTAAAACATTCTGTGTATTGCCATGGATGCATTTGGCTACAAATGCCAGCGGAAATTTACGTGTTTGTTGCAACAGCGATCCCAAAAACAATAACATTTTAAAAAGTCCTGGCTCGTCATATCAAATACAACGTGATGATATGTTAGAAGCTTGGAATAGTCCTACATATACAAAAATAAGACAGCAGTTTTTAGATGGAGAACGACCTGACATGTGCGTTAGATGTTTTCGAGAAGAAGATGCAGGTATTAAAAGTGCAAGACAAGCAGCCAACGATAAATGGGGGACGGACCGAGAGTATCCGATCCAGGCGACATTTAATATTAGATATGTTGACATTCGATTAAGTAATTTGTGTAATCTAAAATGTCGTATGTGTAATCCTTATGCTAGTAATATGTGGACAGCAGAATGGCCCTTGATAGGAGAAGTTCTTAGTCAAAGCGAATACAATAGATTAAACAACATGGATTGGCCTGAAAGAGAAAAAACTTGGGAAAATTTATATCTTATTGCTGACACTGTAGAAGAAATATATCTAACAGGCGGCGAGCCAACAATTATTAAAGCACAGCACAAACTCTTGGATTATTTTATAGATAGGGGTACTGCTAAAAATATTAGATTGAAATACAACACAAATCTTACTAATGTTCCAAAACATTTATTAGATCGGTGGACGCATTTTAAACGTGTACAATTGAATTGTTCTATTGATGCAACAGGAGAACTTGATCGTTATATTAGATTTCCCAGCAGTTGGCAGCATATCCAAGAAAACTTTGAAAAGATAAGAACATTAAAAAATTGTTCAATAGAGATCCATTGCACAGTACAGATGTATAATATACTTCGCCTCAACGAATTAATAGATTGGGCAGTTCCCTACGGACATAGAATTTATTTTAATATTTTAAATCACCCGGAAGAATTAAACATCCGGGTCTTGCCACAGCATCTAAAAGAACAAGTGGTTAAATTATTAGAACCTTATCTGCATATAGATAAAGTCAAAGGAATTATTGATTATATGAATGCAGAAGACTGGAGTCATAAACTTCCTAAGTTTTATCATTATACAAACGCACTAGACAAGTCTCGCAACCAAGATCTAGCAACTTTAATACCAGAATTATCATATGAAAATACTAGTAGCAGGAAATAAAAATTACGGCCTTGCTGCCGAATTATTTAAATTGTACCCAGATGTTTTTTTTGCTAGCCGTACTACAGGCTTTGATCTAACAAAAAATGATGATCAGAAAAAACTAGCGGATCTCACATTAGATTATGATATCTTTATAAACTGTAGTGCTTTACATAAATTTAATCAAACTATTTTATTAGATGCAGTTTACAAAAAATGTACAGAGAATAATCATAGACTTCAAATCATTTGCATAGGATCTACCACTGACCGTGTGAAGAAAGGCGGCGCTTGGTTGTATAACGCAGAAAAGAAAGCATTGAGAGACTACTGCAATACACTAGGTATGAATGGTGTTTGGGATAACGGTCCTAAAATTACCTTAGTTAGTTTTGGAAGTTTAACAAATGTACAATCTAAACATCCTACAAGAAAATGTTTAGACATTGTTCAAGCCGCACTATATATTAAATGGATTGTAGAACAACCAAAAGATATTTGTGTAAATGAAATTAGTATAGATCCGTTACAACAACCTTATGAATGATTTAAGTTGGTCGGCCTACGACTTTACCCAAATACCCTACAACGATATTGTTCGTGTAGGACAACGTACAATGTTGTACAAAGATCTCTTTACAGTCAGTTGGCTGTTAGGACGTTATTGTAATTACCGTTGTAGCTATTGCTGGCCCTATGCCCGCAGTGATACAAAAGACCACAGACCAACCGAACTGTGTTTACGCACAATAGATGAAATCAAACGACAAGCTAGAGAACGCAATTTTAACAGTTTTCATTTTAGTCTTAGTGGCGGCGAGCCTACCTTCCATCCTGGTTATATTGATATCCTTAATTATCTAAATGATGATGTAGCAAACACAAACTATACTAGCGTACACATGACTAGCAATATGAGTAGACCACTTAAATGGTTTGAAGAAAAGTATTGTCCTGCTGTTAGTAAATTTCATCGTGCTAGTATCACTGCTAGTTTACATACAGAACACGTAGACACACCCGAGAAGATGCAGGAGTTTGCCGACAAACTAATACTATGCCAGCAACACGATGTTCAAATAACTATTAATCAGGTTATGGTTCCTGAATGGTTTGAACGTGATTTTGAAAATGCTCTGTTCTTTCACAATCAAGGCATCAATGTTACACTAAAGCCTCAGAGTGATCCCACTGCTAGTCGTGTAGTTGATGGATATACTCCTGACATGTTAAAACGTCTACACAACGGTATGCCGCAACGTGCCTTCACTGAAGATAAAGCAACCAAGACCAAGTTAGTTAAACGTCCTGAACCCAAATTCTTTAAAACACCAGATCCTATTTACAAGCAAGAACACAGTAAAATACCACAGCATTTTCAAGTAGAGTTCGTAGATAAAGAACAGAAGATTTGGTACATGGATCAAGCTGAACGGTTCAATGCTTTTAATTTTAACAAGTTTACAGATTGGGAATGCTCAAGCGGCTACAGAGGCATTATTATACGTGAACCAGACGGCAGCATTAAACGTAGCTATAGTTGCCACGATGCACCGTTAGGTAATATAGAAACAGGATTTCAGCTTTTTGACGGCCCTAAACCTTGTATTAGTCCTAGCTGTGTAAGCAGTGCAGACAGTAAAATACCTAAAAGAGCGCCAGGTACCAAACTGCCTCTTTGGCCCGGCGACAAAACTTTTGAATCCTAATAAATACTTGATGCGAATATTTGAAGTTATCCAAAACAAAGAATTAGACGAAGAGCCCGCGAGCCGAGCTCTTTGCACGAGCGGCAAACCCAATGCTGCACTAGGTGCCAGTCAACTGGCCAGCTGCAAGAGCCAAGGCTATCGTGGTCGACACGGCAATAAATCACACAAGATTGGCAATGAGCGCACCACAGTAAAAGGCAAAAGAATCAAGGGCAAGAAATATGGCGGCCCACTTCCAGACTGGAGTTGATCTAGAATGCATAGAATCGAAAAAGGAGATTTATTAATATCTCCTCCTAACATGAGCGATTCAAGATTTGACAAAACAGTGTTACTGGTCACTCATAGTACAAATCGAGGTTCTCTGGCACTCTGTGTAAATCGCCCAACAAGCCATTCAATAAACAGCGTCCTCAAAGAAATAAACATAGAGCTGGCTCAAGATTTCAATCTCTATTGGGGTGGTCCAGTGGGACTCAACACAGTATGGATGTTACATCACAGTGATTGGAAGATGGATTCAACACATAGGATCAATGCCGATTGGTCAATGACCAGCAATGTTGGTATGTTTCATCATCTAGCCGACAACGATTATCCAGAGCGTTTTAGAATATTTTTTGGACAAAGCAGCTGGGGCCCAGGACAACTTGAAGGCGAGCTACTAGGCGATCCGCCGTGGAGCAGACAACAAAGCTGGCTGACTTTAAAAACACCTGATCCAGTTTGGCTTTTAGAAACGAATACCAAAGAGATGTGGATAGAATCCACGCAGTTATGCGGAGAACAGGCCACTGACAGTTGGATGGCCTAGATGCAACTTCGCAGTATTAGAGACAATCGATATTTCTATATCGACTGGTGGTTGATGAATCACTGCAATTACAATTGCAGTTATTGTCCTGATATTATAAAAAGTGGCAGTATTGACTTGCCAAACATCGAACACTGTTTGAAATTTGTTGATCAAGTTAGTGACTTTGCCAAAACCCTAGGCAAAACCTGTAATTATTATTTTACAGGAGGGGAAGTTACTCAGTGGCCCTGGCTTGTGGATTTGATAAAACACATCAAGACAAAAAACAGTAACGTATGCATACGAACCAATGCCAGTATGCCTATTGCAGAATGGAAAACCCTGTTAGATACAGTTGACAGTATAAATCTAGAAGTACATTCAGAACACACTCCGATCAGTCATTTTATGCTATGCTTATATGCTGCTAAAAAGAAAAATGTAAACGTAAGTATAACAGTGAGTATGTTGCCGGACCGATGGCAAGAATTAGAAGATACTATTACTAAAATAAAAAAAATGTGGCCCGATCAACTCGTTCATAGAAAGATGCTGTTTGAAGATCCCGCTATTAACAAACAGCCGATGGAATACAAACTTGAACACGCTGTAAAATTAAAACGCCAACACGGAGATTTGATTTACGTTAATGACACAGGAGAAGAAGAATTTTCAGACTTTCAAACTCTTATGCTTGAGAAAAAGAATACGTTTCCCGGACAACAGTGTATGGCCGGCGTTGAACAACTAATCGTTGATGCCTGGGGCCGTATAAAACGAGGCCACTGTGGTCAAGGTGGCCTTGTTGGAAAACTAGGAATAGAATTTACAGGGGTTCAAAACTCTATAATTTGCAAAGCCGATGCCTGTCGCAACGGCTTTGACATCCAAGCTACTAAACAGTAATTTCTTTTTCGGCAATCATATTACGCAGTATATTTTCTACCAGCTGGTTTAGAGTAATGTCCTGTTCGTGTGCCATACGCATAAGTTCAAACATTTTATCATCTTCTAGTTCCAACGGAACTGACACTTTTGTATCATAATCTTCACCTGCTTGAATAGCCAAACACTTTTGGATAAAGTCGTCATCTACTTCTAGATCAATATAATTGACATCGTCCCAGGCTTCGTCTTTGTTGACGTCTCGACGACGAGCTTCTTTTTTATTTTTCTTTTGGAAGTCTGGATTGATCATACGGTATGCACGATTATGCACATAGTCGTGTACCTGCACTTCGTAAACTGTTTGGTCTTTGGTATCAAAGATGACTGTGAAACTATGCCCGTCGTGATCACCATTCCACGAATCTAATGCATATGCATCAGAACCATAGCATTGCCAGCCGTATGCACTACCCTCTGTAATTCGATAACCAACCAATTCCATCCATTCTTTCATATTAATCATTTTATATCCTTTAGGTAATTAAAAACACAGTTGCAAACAAAGAAATAACAAATACCACACTCATCATAGAAGTGAATATAGTTGTTGCCAATACTCCCTCGGTCTCATACATAGATAGACCTGTTGTTATAGTAAAAAATATCAACGACATAAACCATACGCTGATATATATTTCGCTAAGTGTCATTGTGTGTCCTTGAACTGCCGTTCGGCAATCATAGTTTCAAAGGTAGCCCACAGTTGTTTGAACTTGTATTCATAAACACAGGCCAATGAGGTCATGTCTGCGGTATTGGCACCTTGAGCTTCCATCATGGGAATGTCATCAGTGATCTTCCAGCAGTCCATAATTTGTTGTTCTAAATCAAATCTATCAGTCATTCTTCTTCTCCGCTAATTGTTGTTCACATTGGTTAATCGTACGGTCCAGCATGGCCGTTGTGATTTCGTTGAGATTCATTTCAAAATGTTGTTTAACCATGTCTACTCCCTGTCCGCGACTAATCATGTCACGCAACATGGGATTTAATGCTTGACAACATTCTGTCACAATCAACCGGGCGAATTTTTCGTTAAACTGTGTATGCCAATCAATGTGACCATCTTCCCAAATCTTACCCGGAGTCTTGGATCTTACAGGCGGTGTATATACTTCATTTACATAATCACCAGCCTGTTTAGCAAGTTCTCTAATTCTTTCGTTCATAAAAACCACTCCTTGATATGCCAGACCGCAATGGCGACAATATTAAACCATAAAGCAAACAACACCGTATAGATATACAGCATAGCCCAGCGTCCTGCTCGTTCTCCTTCTGTCATAGCTTCTCTCCGCAATGTGGACACAGTCGGGTATTGGCATTACGCATGTCTTTCAGTGTCCGGTTAAGTTTGCGGGCCTCAGCCAACTGACTTTTGATCAGCTTACGATTTCGTTCGTGTTTGGCTTTGCTCAATTCTTCTTTAAGATGCAACTTCATCTTATTCAGTCGACCTTCGAATATTTCGATAAAGCCCGTTATGCCCGGGCTAGAGCTTGAGGGTGTTCCGCTCGTTTTCATAATATCTTATTCACTTTTTAACAAAAATTTATTAGAGATCGCCTTGAACGAACATTGCATGGCCTTGCTTTTAAACACAACGCCTTCACGTTCACAACCTATCATTCCCATAACTGATTTACCTTCTGCAAAACGCAGAATTCCGTCAATGCTGTTGACTCCTAGGGTATCTGACAGTTCAGCCCCAAATGCCAGCACAGGCACGTGTTTGATGTCGTGTTCTTGAACAAATGCCTTGCGTTCGGCAGGAGTAAAGTACTTGCTGGTATCGATGTCGTAGATATCAAACAAGAAAAATTCCTGTCCTTTTTGCTTGTATGGATTACCTTGGATACCTTCTCCAATCAACTCACCTTGCAGTGCAAGATTACGATCGGCACGACGAAGCTTCAACTCCAAATCATTGCGTACTGCAACCTTCCACAGGCTGTTGGTTTCGCTGGGCTTGAGTTCAAGATTACGTGAACACACACCAAACTCTCCATCACGCAGATACACAGTCATTGAGCTGCCATCCAGCTTTTCAGTAACTTCCCAAACGTGTTGTTCTCTAAGCCAGTAGTCCAATTCTTCTTTCAAGTTTTGAACACGTTCTTGGTCAGTCTTTTGAATCCAACCTGGGAACATGCCCTTGACTTCTCCTGCCAATTGTGCTGGGATGGGGGCTTCGTATTTCACAATGCCTAGTGGAAATGATACATCGAGTCCTTCAAATAGTTCCGAATCTATCATAGTCAATGTAGACAATGGCAACAACAGCCCCTGGCTCAACTGTCCTCGAAGCTTCATTGTACGCAGACGTTCGCCTTGAATACCATCAAACACTCTGGGCTCCTTGCCCTTGCTCAAAAATGGTGCCAGTGCGTGAGGAATCCAAGAATCGATTTCGCAGTACACAGCAAGATCACCTGCGGCATATTCACCCTTCTTAACCACAGCCGTCCATCCACCTACGACTGCACATTCGATAGCATCAGCATCCGGGATAGGACGCAGTGCATCAATCTTCCTAATGGTTGCTAACTTCCTCATATCAAGTCCTTTGATTAACTGTCTAAGTGTATATTATACACTCAATATCATTTAATGTCAACCGTTTTTATTCTCTAACTCTCGAGTCAAGTCATTCATCTTTGCTTTTAGTTTAGGATATATTTGTCCCACGCTGATCAAGGTGCTGTGTGCAGTCTTTGGGTCAAATCCGTACTTGAGATGTTGCATCAAATTCAAATGCGCCATTGCAACCAAATGCAAGGCCTGATCGGTGTCACGCCGGGCAATTTCTACTCTCTGCTGGGCCCATTCTTCGTGTGCTTTGAGCGGGACTTGATTCATTCTATAACTCCGAAATGTTGTTTCATTCTTATCATTGCCAATCGAACACTTTTAGTATCAGCACTACCATCATCTTCACCTTCGACAATGTAGAGACATTCCTCAACAATCAACTCGGCGAACTTTTCAGTGTAATAGTCCATCCAGTGCCAAGAAATGTCACCGTCAAGATCCTTTGTACACTGATTGGCATATTCTTTTGCGTGGTCAGCCAGTTCTATGATTCGTTCGTTCATTTTCCAATACCTTCTAATACATTTATCAAACGGTAAATCACTTTTTTCAAATTTTCTTCTGTGAGATAAAGTTCAATCATCATGTCCATTTCTGCATCGTTGGATGTGTCTGTCATAGTAAGCATAAATGTACGGGAATTCACAGCAACCGGTCTGAGTGTTAAATCAACAAACCGATTATCTGCATCGTATACACATTGTTGAAATATCGCACCGTGATCTATGTTCATTCTTTAACTCCAAAACATACCTTTGCGGCATTCCATCCATACTGAAATGCTTCCCATTCTAGTTCATCGTAACCGTGCGCACGGCGGCCGTGCCAACCTTTCCAAGTTTGCGACCTTGAATCCGATGTGTCGTCAAGAAACTTGTCAAACATATCTGATTGTTCTTGGGTGTCCCAATCTTTTTTCATTCTTCAACTCCAAAACGGTCTTGAATTCTTTGTTCAATCTCATAGCATCTATCCAGCGCCCAGTCATCGGGTTCAGAAATGTTTCCCACATTACGTGCAATATTAGCGCATTCCTGCACAATCAACTCGGCGAACTTTACTTCGTTAGGCATATATTTCTTCATAAGGTAGACATCAGCAACCGTGGTTAGCCCAGCCTGTTCAGCAAGTTGTCGAATTCGTTCATTCATTCTGTCGTTGTCCTTTAATCTTCATTTGAACGGTATGCATATATGATAGCTGCTACTATGTAACCTGCAATGAATCCTAAAATAAAACTCATTCTTCAACTCCGAAATGTTCCCGAATCAAATCACCCTGTGTCTTACCACCTTCGGCAAGGATCCAATCAACTTTTCCGGCGCATTCTTTCACAATCAACTCGGCGAATTCTCTGTAATCAAAATCACTCAACTCTTCACGATCACTACCATAGGGTGCAATTAGTCCTGCCTGTCTAGCAAGTTCTTTAATTCGTTCGTTCATACGATGTTTTCCTTGAATTTTAAGTCCTTCAAGTCTGGATTTCTCCCAACCTGATTCAACGGCTTTGATTAAATCTGGAACAATCATTCTTCAACTCCGAAATAGGGCATTGCCCAATTGTTGTTCAAGGTCAGCAACTTGTTTTTCATACCGATCAATTCTATTATCCCGGTCATCTTCTACGCTGCTTAATTGTTCCTGCAGATAAGTTATCTGTCCTTTTAAATATATAATCTCTTGGAGAAGTTCAAAGATTTTTTCTCGCTGAGGATCTTCATCATTGTTCATTCTTCAACTCCGAACTCTCGTTTAATTTTTACAGCAAGTTTATCATACAAAATCCATCGACCATGAAGATCTACCATACTTGCACATTCCTGAACAATCAACTGGGCGAACTTTTTAGCACTCTTTTCACCTTGCCAATAAACAGTAGGTGGATTACCGTCCCGCATAGGATCACCGTCATGGTGTCGTATGCTATGGGCTTGTTGGTATAGTTCACGAATTCTGTCGTTCATTCTTCAACTCCGAAATGTTCTTTAATCTGTTTAATGTGTTTAATTGACCTTTGATACTTTTCAGTATTGTGGCCATCACGAGTGATACCCATCTGAATAGTCTGAATACATTCTGCCACAATCAACTCGGCAAACTTGGTCAATTCAACCTCAAACATCTCCGCCACAGCAGTCAACCTAGCATCATCAATTAGTTTATCAATTCGTAGGTTCATACAATTACTGCTTGCTCTGTGGCTCGTTCATCCCAGATCTTGTAGCTGTAATTCTTGCGTACCCAATTGGCAAAGCTCTGAGCATCTGTAGTGAACCAATCTTGAATATCTGTTTTTGTAATGTCGTCATTGCTGGTGAATACGTAGATTTCATAGTGGCGATGACTGTTGAATTGGGCACGAAGTTTCAATGATTGAATACTAAAGCTCATGGGCTTTTCTACCCGCTTGTTTTGTTTGATGGTGTCAAACAAATGATCCTTGGCCCAATTGTCAGGATGATGTTCTGTGATCTCTTCAAAAAACTCTACACCCTGCTGATCCCAACTGACGATGTAATAACGCATTTTTAATACCTAACAATCAACGCAGTGTAATATTACCTACAACAGCACCTGGCTTCTGTAGTGCTTCGTCTCGACGCTTTTTATATTCTTCGTTGTCGACCTGCAACAGATTTAAATCCTGTGGTTGAACCCTGCTAACTGCCACAGGTGTAATCTGTGGCAATACCACAGGTGTAATCTGTGTCTCAGATACCTGCTTTTTAGTATTTTTATTAATCTCACGATCAATTGCCTCGTCACTATCCTGCTTTATTGTTTCACGTTGCAGTTTGTCTTTGAGCAAACGATTAGTATCGCCCATTGGATAGCGAATTAATACAAATGTACGATACGCACGATTCTCGGATATAACCCGGCTGTCCTCTAAATGATGACCAGTCAATGCTGTATCGGTAATAGTCTTGCGGATCATGAGACTTGAGTAGTCGTTGGTCACTGTACCAGCACTGTCCTTTCGACTTTGACGGAACACAGAATCAATAACTCCGTTGATCTTGTCTGCTAATTGATGTTGCGCATCGAGCATGGCCTTAGCTCGACTCATTGACAAGTCTGAACTAACTGCTGTGCCTGTGACAAATACATATTCTTCTGTACTTGCCGGAGCCTTGACATACCAACTAGGTAGATCAATAGTCAACGGTGCTTCTGCTCTACCTTGCGCAGGTACAGTTTGATCTTTAGTTACTGCTGGAGTAGGACTAGCAATAGGAGAATTAGGCGAAAGTTTTGTACTACTACAACCGCTCAGTACCGCCAACACGCATAATGTTATTAGTGTCTTTTTCATCTTAGATTCCTACTTTCTTAATGTAATTGCCAGCCTTGTTTAAATCTTCACCTGCCCCCGAAACAGCGCCACCAATTGTACCACAAGCAGTAAGTGTCATTAGTACTAAACTTAAAATTACTGTTTTCATTTTGCCATCTCCTTACTGTGTGTTTTAACTGTGTCTACTCCATTGTCCAACATCCGAGCAATGCCGGAGAATCCAACAGTTGCTAGGATAAGTCCAAAGACTGTGCCTATAATAAAGTTTCTCATATCTACCTTTCTGTGTGTGAAGTATATATTATACTGTGAAAATTACCACTTGTCAACCACTCGCCAAACCTTTTGATCGGGACTTCGACAAATAATTCCTTGTTGCATATCAACTTTTCCAATATCGGGTTTGGATTCAATAAACCATTTACAGAAACTGCCTCTGTATCTAAATATATCTTTGTAGGCAGGATGCACTTGAACTTCACTTTCCCAAATCAAATCACCTACAGATACTGTGGCCTTGTGTTTAGGTTTGGGTTCATCTGTGCAAATCAATTCTTGACTGCCGGTAATTTTAGTACCACTTACAGATTCCAAAATACTCACACGCCCGGAATTCAACGCCTTGGCACAGATAGTATCCAAACTGTCATTGACACTGCCAATTTCCTCACCTTGAGCAGTATGCCATTTGTTATTGATATAGGCTCGAAATGTAATTCGGCACAAGTTCTTACCGTTGCCTTCTGGTAACACCTTTCGTTCTACATCTGCAATCTGTTCAATTGATGAAGTCAGTTTGCTCACGGTAGACGAGCGAGTATAACACTCTGCCTGCGCAGTTGCGGCTGACAGCAACACCAAACCAATTAGAAGCCTTGACATTGTGTTCTTATTGTCCATAAGACTACCTTTGCTGATTGTGTTCGTTGTATGGCAGTTTGGTTACCAGATATCGTAGCAAAGGTCCCCTGCCAAGTGGGATTTTCAATTTGCGGATTAGAAATTATTGTTTCTAGATCTGCTGACATCATGTTTCCATATCTACAATCAACCTGAAGTGGTTGAATTGGGTGATTTGGACTAGCACTGTTGTGCTGTGCAGTTGCACAGCCAGATAATAGTAGAACAAGTAATAGTGGTTTCATTCTCTGCTCAATCTGCTCCAAACAAGGAACTCTTTAAAGGCTGTATAAACTGTGGCAGCTTCCTTGTCATCTACAGGAACCTTTGTGCCGCGAACATAGAATCCATCTTCAGCAACACGAAGCATCTCAACTCCCTTGTTGTTCAGAATAATATTGTTTGGTTTAGATTTAGGAAGTCTGAATCTTGTGGTATCGTCAGTGGTCCAATTGGCAACCACTTTGTTTAATTCTGTGAAATCGTATGCCATTTTATTTGTCGCTGTCTTTGATAGTGGTTAGTAAAGTATTTCGCTGTTCTTTATAACGAGTCCAACTGGTCTTTAAAGAATCCAAAACAAACCATTTAAAAAATACTATCAGCAGTAGAATCATTCCAACTAAATTCATACCAGACGATATTTCTGTGCCTATAGCGAACAGACTGCCTACATTAAAAACTAGGCTAGCCAACAAGATCCATTGCCATATTTCCAACTTTGAGAACCACCAACGGATAAATCCAATTTGTTCTTTCATTAGATTTTTTCTCCAGCTTTAAAGCCACGGAATCGTAGGAAGCGTGGAAAGCGTAGACTGTAGGTTCCGTCTTGATTCTGTGTAACAGCATCGGCACGTACTTCCACTACCTGTCCAACCACTGTATCACGTTCTTGCCAATAAGAATCACGATCCCCGTCACTAAAACCACTGCCCACATTGACGCAAATTGTCTTATCATCATCGACGCCCTCGCAGACCAAAGCACCAAGGCGTCCAACATTTCTTCCGGTACCTTCTTCCACGGATGTGATCGAAAGGCTAACTTCGATAAAGGGTTTTTGTTTAAGCCACGAAACAGATCTTTTACATTCATATTTGGCCTCTGGATCCTTAATCATAATGCCTTCGAAACCTTCAGCAACCATTTTCTTGTTGTAGTCTCGATATTCAATGTCACCTACAAACTCATCTAGGTTGACTTCAATCTGCGGAATGATCTCAACGCACCCGCTGTCTGCAAAGATGTTAGCCCAATTCTTTAGTAGATTGGAACGTCGACGTTGTCCCATCACACTCTTGCCAGCTTTAAACTCTACAAGTGGAACAGCATCGAACAAACATAAACGAGCATCCTGTGCCTGCACATTACTCTTACGATGAACCTGTTTCATGAGGTCCTGGAATGAATGACTAACAACTTCACCGTCAAATACCATACTGCGACCAATCTCTTCGATATAGCCTTCTAGGTAACTAGTGATGTGTGCAAAGTTTTCAAGAACTTTACCATTGCGTGTGTACATGGTAACAGTTTTGGATTCGTAGTCTACTACAGTGATAGCACGAACACCATCCAACTTAGGCTCAAGCAGTTTCTTACCTGTGATCTTCTTTTCGTGATTGGCACCGTCGTGTGCCAGCATACATTCAAACACAGGTACAGATGCAATAGTTTTGCCCTTGAGTACCTTGTTGACTGTTTTCTCGCTGACACCACAGCGCAAATCCTTGATCAGTATACGACGATACCAATCGTTCCACTGCCCTTGCGTAGCCACATCCATGGCCAGTTGAATAGCATCACGGGCATCGTGCCCTGTAAGTTTACGGCGATAAAGACTGTCCGCGAGCTCAACAAAGTTAGTCCAGCTAAGACCTTGTCCTTCAGCTTTATCTTTTGTGGGAACCTGTTTAACACCAAAGGTGTACAAGTTATCCAAACACATTCTAAGTCCTTCGAAGAATTCGTCTAGACCTTCTTCAACGGCAGCTTCGAGTATCTGTTCTTTATTAATACGGCTATTGTGGATTTCCAATTGCCGAATAATGAATTCTGGTTGTGTTCGCAAAATCAACTCCTAATCGTTTACTATGCTACTAGTATACTACATTAGGGGTTGGTTGTCAACCAGTTTGTGAGTGGATGATTGGATTGTGGTTATTTGAACACAAAACTAATTTTTTTGGAGGGTTTAGCGTTAGATGTGTAATGATCTGACTCGATAGCTATTTTGCCAGCAAATGTGGGAGGCCATACCACATTGAAATCGTTAAACTTGATACCCTTTGAAGATCGTTCAGTGTCAGTATAGACCTGTACCATTTGCGACTTGTTGAGAACAGCCTTGAAAAAATCAGTCATCAGCGATGAATTTTCATTGAGTTTAAATTTTAACAGTTTAGCGCAATTGCCTAACAAATGGTAGCCCATTTGAAATTTGGCATTGCTGAGATCTACACCTATGTTTGAAATCACCGACTTGCCTGCTTTGTTTGTGATAGGTGCTCCTAAAAATGCCTTGGCCTTGTAGACAGTTGGCAAATTAGGATAGTTTTGTAGGTCTTGTTCAGTGCCTGTGCCTTTGCCATAGATGCTGACAATAAAATCTTTTTCTTCTTCAGTGATAATCTGTTGCAGTACACATGCAGCCAATACTCCGGGAATTGCTTGATTTTTATGCAGCACTTCAAAGGTAGATAATATTGGCGAATATTTTTTATAAAACTTGGTGCCTGGACCAAACTCTTCCGGATACTTGTCTATGGTTTCCATGGCACCAGTAAGGCTGGCCGGTGCTCCACCTGTTTTATTCTTGCTGCTGATAATTATTTTGGTGTCACCGGCATACAAAAAAGAATCACCAATCTTCTCGCCAAAAGCTCCAAAAGAAACTTCGGTAAAATCACCCCAAGTTAGTCCTAATGGACCCAGTAGATTCTGTTCAGCATCACTATACGATCCGCTGACTCGTTTGTTTAAGGCCAACGCTATGGGCGCGGCTGACTCACCAAATACCACTTCAACTTGATCAGCATATTGTTCTAGATTAGGCACAGGCCCTGTGTTGTTGATTAAATCGTCTATGAGAGCAGGCAATCCTACTTTGAGATTTTGCGGATAGGTATCCGGGCGAGCATTTAGATTTTGAGCGATTAGTCCAGGGAGAGCTGTTATCTGATATCGTCCAGGTCTAACAAAATCATACGGACTGATTTTTACTTCAGCGGCCTTGGCTGTAGCCGACTTGCCCTTGCCAGTCTGACTCCATCCTGTATCTTGAGTAAACACGCTGGTCTGCCAATATATTGGAGGATGAACTGATTTCTTTTCTTTGACAAATTTAACAAATGCTATTTTCTTATTCTGATCACCAATAATTACCACCATTGCAGCACCGGAGTTGTTCTTGGCCCCTATGTATTTTTGTACAGCCGCTCCTTGTTCTTGAAGGTATTGATCTATATCTAACTTCATAGAGTCAGTGGCTGGAGTTTCTGGGTTTTCTGGATCAGGTTCGTATTTTAATCGTTGATCTTGCGGGAACACTGCAACATCAACAAGTTCGTAGGTTTGATTACCGTTGAGAAACTGGATATTTGCACCAGATTTTTTCTCTAACATGCGGTCCCACATTCCGCCTTGGGCTTCAACTAATAGGAATTCAAAAAATCTCATAGTAATATTTAGCCTAAATAGTTGGACCAGCTGGGGTGATGAAAATGATAGCCTCTATCTCGGCGTTTAGCCACTAGATCCCAAAATGTAGGCTTGTAGGGTGTGATCTTTGGCTTCATCTTGCCCACGTGAGCTGCTTTCTTGTAGTTGCAGCTCTTGCAGGCAGTGGCGGAGTTTTCCCAAGTGGTCTTGCCACCTTTGCTCACAGGCAGTACGTGATCCAACGTGGCAGTGACTTCTGTGACTGCGATGCCACAATATTGGCAGGTGTAGGCATCACGCAGAAATATGTTGCGTTTGCTTAATCTCATAGTGTGCTTGGGTTTTTGATATTGATTCAACATGATCACCGCAGGCACACGAGTCTGCCATCTAGCACTGTGTACTATCCAATCTTCGTGCCATTCAAGCACCTTGACCTTGTCTAGGACCATATATCTGATGGCTTCCTGCCATTCGACCACACTCAGTGGAAGTAGGCTCACGGGTTGCATATCTGCGTTTAATAAAAGTGTACTGCTCATTTTGATTTACTAATCATCTATCGGACAAGTATTTAACATATAGCATCATTATACACTCAGATTACTTGCAAAGCAAGACAAATTTGTATAAAATATATGATACAACAAATTTATAAAAGGATTAGCGAATGTTAGTACCAATGGTAATTGAATCATCTAGTAAAGGCGAACGAGCCTACGACATTTACAGCCGACTGCTCAAAGAAAGAATTATCATGCTGAATGGTCCTGTAGAGGATCAAATGGCCAATGTTATTGTAGCCCAATTACTATTTCTAGAAAGTGAAAATCCAGACAAAGACATCAGCCTGTTTATCAACAGTCCCGGTGGAGTTGTCACATCGGGTATGAGCATCTATGACACCATGCAATTTATCAAACCCGATGTATCAACCTATGTTATGGGACAGGCCTGTTCAATGGGATCATTGTTGGCCACTGCCGGAGCCAAAGGCAAACGTTTTATGTTGCCCAATGCTCGACACATGATTCATCAACCCAGTGGCGGTGCTCGCGGACAGGCCACAGATATGCAGATTCAAGTTGAAGAGATTATTAAAATGAAAAAGACATTGACTGAAATCTATGTCAAACACAACAGCCAGGGCAAAACTTTTGCACAGATGACTGCTGATATGGAACGAGACAAATTTATGAGTGCTGATGAAGCATTGGCCTACGGACTCATCGACAAAATTATAACGGAGAGATAATGAACTTACAGACATTGGGTAAAATAGACAAGGGTTGGGGATTTGAATTGGTGTTTGCCAACAACGACAAATACTGCGGCAAACTATTGGTATTTGAACGTGCAGGGGCCAAGACCAGTTTGGTGTTTCACAAAGAAAAAGCCAAGAGTTGGTTTGTGAATGCAGGCAAGTTCAAAGTTAAATTTATCGATGTTGCCACCGGAGAAGTAAAAGAAGCTGTGCTAGAAGAAGGACAGACTGCTGACTTTGGGCAGCTAGGACCACATCAAGTAGAATCTCTAGTGGCCAACAGTGTGATATTTGAAGTTGGTACTGGAGACTATGCAGAAGATCGTTTTAGACTTGCGCCGGGTGACACGCAAATGAAGCAGTCAGCGCCGTAATCAGATCTTCAATCATACCATCATCGTGAAACGGAGTGGGAGCAATACGCAACCGCTCCGTTCCTACGGCAACTGTGGGATTGTTGATAGGCTGTATGTAGATGTTGTGTTCGTTGAGCAGTTCATCACTGATGGCTTTACAGCGAACAGCTTCTCCTACTAGGATAGGTACAATGTGAGTGGTAGTACATTCCATTGCAGGCATACCGGCCACAGATAATCTATGCTTGAGCTTACGAGCCCGTTCTTGATGTTTGTCACGCAATTCATTGTGATCCTTTAGGTACTTGACCGCAGCCAGGGCACCAGCACAACTTACAGGACTCATACTTGTGGTAAAGATAAAGCCCGCAGCTACTGAACGGATGGCGTCAATGACTTCTACATCGGCAGCTATATAACCACCTTGGACTCCATAGGCTTTCCCTAATGTACCATTGACTATGTCAATACGGGATTGTAGCCCAAGCTCTTCAACTTTCCCACCACCGTGGGGACCATAGAGTCCTACCGCATGAACTTCATCGATATATGTTATAGCACCATAACGATCTGCTAGATCGCAGATTTCTTTGATGTGTCCAACATCGCCATCCATTGAGTAAACTGATTCAAATACTATACAGGGTGTATTGCCTGTGAGCTGTATGCTGGTTAATATATCTTCTAGGTGATTGAGATCGTTGTGACGAAACACAGTCTTTGGAGCACGACTGTGTACCATACCTATGACTAGGCTGTTGTGGTTCTCACTGTCTGATACAAAATGTATGTTGGGTATGATCTTGCTTAAAGCAATTAATGTCCACTCGTTGGCCACATAGGCTGAACTAAACAGCAAGGCCTTAGCTTTGTTGTGCAAGGTGGCTAGTTCGTGTTCTAGAGCCACGTGATAGTGACTGGTGCCTGCAATATTGCGAGTGCCTCCGCTGCCTGCTCCTGTGTGATCTAGTGCAGTATGCATGGCATCTAGTACAACTTTATGCTGGCCCATACCTAGATAATCATTGCTACACCAGTTTGTGATAGTTTTGATATTATAGGGACCGTACCACATAGCTGAAGGGAACTTGCCCTTTTCGCGGATGATATCGTTAAACACACGATATTTGCCAGTGTCTTTAAGATTTTTTAGTAGAGCATTAAAGGGAGCTTTGTTTATCATAGTAAGTGTATTTAACCTGCTAAATATTAGACTGAGGATTTTGAAATGGATATAGTTAAATTAGATGTACCCTTGTTTATACGCCTGCTAGAGCTGGCTCGCGAAGATGTCAAACAAGATGCTGACCTGCATGATGTTGCAGAAGCTGTGATCAAATTATCACAAGAGGGTGTTGTTACTATGGCTGACTATGATCAAATCGTAGGTTTTATGCAAAAGCAAGGTGATCCTGCAAAAGAAGAAATTGCACGTATTAGACAACTAGGTGGTATGTAATAATGGCCGATATAAACTATTGGGGACTAACCGGAACAAAACGTAGCGTTACCGGAATAACATTGGCCACTGCCACCGTTGACACACTAATCACAGCCATTGCCACAGACGAAGGACTACCAGCAGATTATTATCACTGGAGTCTCTTAAGTGATCCTAGCAAAAATAGCATTACCTTTGGTGATAGTTCTACAAAGTTATCAGCAATGGGGCTGGTAGACGGTGATACTGTGTTATGTACTCCACAACAAAATGAAAGTAAACAAGAACGGCAGCTGAGAAAATTATATATTGCTCAGGCAAAAAAGCAAGCATTTGGCGACACAACTAAACCTTACTATCGGGTGAACAACACTTTTGATATCACTCTATTACCGGACACCTATGCCACTGACGCAGATGATAATCCTAATACTGGAGGATTGCTACAAGGACGTCCGTGGATCAACGTTGCAGCTATTACATTTACATCTGGAGTTTATCATCGCACAGTAACCGGCACAACGAATGCTAATGGCTACTTTGGTACTGATTTTACTCCGGCTAACGATGATCTAACATTTTTTGACACCTATGCCGCAACGTCTCAAGGTGTCTATACAAGTTTAAACTTATCCAGCCTACCAGAGTATAGTAGTATTATGCTAACAGGATACTTCTTAGCACCTACTACAGATACCTATACATTCTACACCAACACCGACGATGCTAGTTATATGTGGATAGGCCCGAATGCCATCACTGGATATACTCATACCAATGCTATTGTACAGAATGGCGGCCTTCACGGTCCTGTAGAAGTGAGCGGAACCGTTGCAATGACCGCAAACATCTATTATCCTTTCCGTGTTATGTTTGGTAACCTAACAGGCCCAGGAACAATGACAGTTAGTTGGGCATCTAGTACACAGGCTAAAACATCGACTTGGACAGGTAAACTGTTCTACAACTCAGCCACTAACGGATTCTAATATGACTGAAGAAACAGAAACATATCAACGACTAAAACCCAAATGCACCTGCTGGTGTACCGCACACTGCGGATTCAGCTGTATGACAGACGGCTGCGATTGCCCGGACTGTGAATGTAGTGATTGTGTAGACAAAGGTATTCAACGAGGCTACAACTAATGAGTTTCTTAGTGGCTAATCTGCCACCTGTACATTGTTTTGTAAGACGAGAATTTCTCTACGATTTTAAATCAGGATACGGAGAGTATGAACCCTGCATCTGGGTTAGTATCAAGAGCCTACGCAGTCAAGCATTCCGCATAGAAAGCTATTTGCCCAGATACGGTGCTCTCTATGACAAGCTGCCCCTACATGCCTATGTGAGTAGAAACACTGACTTAGAGTCGGACAAGTTCCTATCATTGGACACCTTACAGATTTGGGATTGTTTCAGCTATGACATAGCTGTGATCCAGAAAGCATTTCTACGCAATCTCAGCTGTGAGTTCTATGCCAAGGATCGTCAGCTACACAAGGGCAAATACTTGTTCACAGTGGACAATGCCGCACCTGACATGAACATCATAGACACCACATATTCAGAATGGCCTGAAGATCACAAGAGCTTTAACTTTATCGAACTAGACAACGGACAGTATGCCGCACAGCCCAACAATCGCTGCAGATTCTTTGATGCCGCCAGCAATCCCAAAGAAATGCTGCACCCAGACTTCAAAGTGGCCACTAAGAAGTGGGTGGTTGAACAGAACCCTAAATGGCGTCTAGGTGACTCAGACACTGTTACATACGAATAAATACTAGCACTTATTGGAGTTTATATGAAAAGATTTTTAGCCGTATTATTGTTAGTCCCGGTACTAGCATTTGCACAGGGCAAGATGCCTGCCAAGTCAGCGACTTATGACGCACAAGTTATTAGAGTGAGTGATGGCGATACTATTGTAATCGCCGCTCCCTTTCTACCACTACCGCTCAAACCTGAACTTGCTGTTAGAATCTACGGAGTCGACACCCCGGAAAAAGGACACAGAGCTCAATGTCCACAAGAAGACCAGCGAGCGCAACTGGCGAGTAAATTTACAACTCAAGCCCTACAATCCCACCCAAAGCACCAAGTTATTATCTATGGATGGGATAAGTTTGGTGGCCGTATATTGGGAGATATCTTGGTAAACGGACAGAGCATTAGACAGGGACTTATTAGCAACGGTCACGCTCGTGAATACTACGGTGACGCTAAACAAAGCTGGTGCAATTAATTTTAGAATAGAACACCTACCTTAGGAACGCTTGCGTTACTTGGTGTGCCCGGCTGCTGGGCAGAACGTTATCGGAGTCGTGCCCGGGAATGGCGTTCTAAGTGAGCACTAACATAAAGAGCTGTGATGAAAAAGATTGCGTTATTCTTACATCAACCCAAGTGCAGTGTGCAAAGCGGCAATGGGATTATGCAAGCCCTGGGCTCACATTACAGTTTTAAAATATTCACCCGCCACGAAGTTGAGCGGGATTTCTTTGACGATGTAGACTGTATCTGTATTCCCGGAGGCATAGGGGATGCCAGTAGTTTTGATTATCTATTCAGCGAGAATGGAGATGCAGTCAAAAGATTTGTTCGTGGTGGTGGCCGGTACCTAGGCATCTGTATGGGAGCCTATTGGGCCGAACATTACTATCTTGATCTACTCAAAGACATTCGTGCAGAACAATACATTACCCGTCCAGGTGCTGACACACGCAGACCACACGCCAAGAATCAACGAGTGTTGTGGCAGGGTGAAGAAGAATCTATGTTCTTCTATGATGGCTGTGCTCTAGTAGGTGCAGGCATTGACACAGCCAAGATATGGAGTCTGTATCCCAACGGTGATCCAATGGCTGTTATACAGGGCAATGTAGGCATCATGGGCTGTCATCCCGAAAGTCAACCTCATTGGTATGAAGGCTATTCATGGATGCAGGGTCTGTACCATAATGGTCACCACCACACATTGTTATTAGACTTTGTTGACGAATTGATGACTTTGTAATCTTAGTGTAATCGAATATTCGTTAAATATTTGATGCAAAAGACTTATCGTAGTATTTTTGTAAGCGATGTCCACTTAGGTACCAAAGACTGCAAGGCTGGACAACTAAATAATTTCCTCAAGCATAATAGTTGTGACACACTATACCTTGTGGGAGATATAATCGACGCCTGGAAGATACAACAGAACAAATGGCGGTGGAAGCAGAGCCACACTAATGTGGTACGCAGAATACTAGGTCACGCCAAGCGTGGAACTCGTGTGGTATTCATAGCAGGCAATCACGATGAGTTTCTAAGACCCATGATACCGTATGGCTTTTCATTTGGACTAGTAGAAATACACAATCAAATAGAACATATAGGTGCAGACGGCAAACACTATCTAGTTACACATGGTGACCTATTTGATGGCATTACTAGACTGGCACCGTGGATTGCGTTCTTGGGAGACAAGGCCTATGACTTTATTCTTAGCCTCAACAATAAATTTAATTGGATTCGTCGTCGTATGGGTTTTGGGTACTTTAGCCTTAGCAAATTTCTTAAGCACAAGGTTAAAAAAGCAGTAGACTTTATATTCAAGTTTGAAGAGAATCTAGCAGGCTATTGCAAGAAACGTGGCTTTGATGGAATCATATGCGGACACATACACCATGCAGAGATCAAAGAGATCAACGGTGTAACTTATATGAATGACGGTGACTGGGTTGAATCGTGTACTGCACTTGTAGAACACCACAACGGCCGTTGGGAAATTATAACTTGGACCAAGGAGCGAGATGATGTGGCTATTGATACTGACAGCGATACATATAAACGATCCCCAGGATCAACCAGGCAGAGTAGAACTCCAGTTCCAAGATCAAAAGACCTGCGAGCAAGTCCTAAGCAGCCTCAAGTGGCAGCTGAAGTTTAAAAATTTTAAGGTGGTAGGCCAATGCAAACGACAATAAGCGATAAAATTACCATTGTGGTTCCCTGCAAGAATGAGGAGAACTACATACACCATTTGCTAGACTCTCTACGCAGCCAAAACATTGGTGATACTAGAATCATCATTGCTGATTGTTCTACAGACAATACTCGTGAAGTTATTCAAGCCGCAAAGGGCAAGTTAAATGTAGAAATCATTGAAGGTGGGCCTGTTTCGCTGGCCAAGAACAATGGAGCACAACTGGTCACTACTCCCTATATCTTGTTTATTGATGCTGATGTGCGATTCTTTAAAGATAATGTAATACAAGATGCTGTTGACATGATAGAGCGTAAGAACCTAGACCTCATAGGATTGAATATCAAATGCTATGATCGAGACCTACGAGCAAAGATTGGGTTTACAGCATTTAACCTAATCAATCATGTATTAAAATATGTTAGTCCTTTTGCTGTTGGTGCTTTTATGCTAACACGCAGGGATCGCTTTGAACAGTACGGCGGCTTTCCGGAGCAGTTTGCAACATCAGAAGACTTCTTCTTGAGCCGTAAGTACAGCCCTAAGAAGTTTAGAATCATACGACATCACTTTGGTCAGGACAGTCGTAGATTCAAGAAGATGGGCTATATGGGCATGGCCAAGTATCTAGTCAAAAACTTTGTCAATCGCAACAACAAAGCCTATTGGGACAGTTTAGACAGCACCAGATACTGGAGTTAAAACTAGTTCGTAGAGTTCGCGCCAGTTCTTGACCACAGGGTATGAACATTCATGATGCATATTGTGCCCGTGTTCAATAAGGATAGAGCGCAGTCCTAGACTGTGGCCAACATCGGCATTGGCAGGCTTGTCTTCAATCCACCACATGCCACTCGCCTTGTAAGGAGCCAATGCTGAATCTTTGTCTGCACCTGTGTCCAGGCAAATAACACTTTCAATGGCATTGCCAAACAGTTTACGAAGATTCATTTCACGCAGTTTGCCTGCGTTCTTGTCTAGACTTAGACTTGTGATCACCCGGAATTCATAACCGTGTTCTTCGTGCAGTCTTTTAACATAGTGAGCTGAATCACGTAGAGCAGGAAGAAAGCCAATGGCTGCTGACTCGTTGAAAGTTTTAACAACTTTCTTTGAATCCCGTTCCTCTAGCTCATTGTAGTGATCATGCAGATAATAGCTTTTCTTGTTGTCTGCTGTTAGAGTGTAACCGCGTTCTTGCATCCAAACTGAGAATGCCCATTCCCAATCTAGCAAAACTCCATCTGCGTCTGTGAGTATAAGTTTATTTTTCATACTATATTATAGCATAATTTAACCCTTATGTCAACGGGCTAAGTAAAAGATGACTATAATAATCGCAACCCTAGTAATGACGCACATCACAATAGTCTGTGTCACACTATATCTACACAGAAACCAAGCACATAGAGGAATTGAATTTCACCCAATCCTGAGCCATTTTATGCGTTTTTGGTTGTGGATGACCACAGGCATGACTACTAAGCAATGGGTAGCAATTCACCGTAAACATCATCAAAATACTGATGTAGAAGGTGATCCACATAGTCCACACGTATTTGGTATTTGGCCATTGGTATTTGGTGGAGTCAAGTTTTATAATCGTGCTGGCAAAGATGCTGACATGATCATGAAATACGGAATGGGCACTCCCAAAGACTGGATTGAACGCAAGTTGTATACCCCACATCACAAACTAGGCATTCTCTTAATGCTAGTCATAGACTTATTGTTATTTGGGCTTTGGGGGTTTATGGTGTGGGGTGTACAAATGTTATGGATTCCGTTCTGGGCCGCTGGATTTATCAACGGCATCGGACACTGGTGGGGCTATCGCAATGGCGAAACCAAAGACCACAGCCGTAATATAGTGCCTTGGGGCATACTAATTGGCGGTGAAGAACTACACAACAATCATCACTTAGATCCTGCTAATCCTAAGCTGAGTCGTCGTTGGTTTGAGTTTGACATAGGTTGGATGTGGTTTAGTCTATTTAAATTTTTAAGACTGGCCAAGTTACGCACATAGAAAAAGGACCCGAAGGTCCTTTTTCATTTACTATATTATAATATACCGCTATGCGGCTAATAATTTACTTCTTGGTAGCGCCAGCATTGACAAATGCGTACATTTTCTCTGCTGTTTCTAGAACTTTATCAAGTCCTGGGAAAGTTGGCATGTCTACCTTAGTAACGATCTGACCAGTCTTCTCATCGCGAGTAGCAGTCATTTCCCAACCTTGGAACTTGGCTTGGAAGTCGTCTTGTACTAGGCTCTTGGCCATGCCCAAGATGTCTGTACGAATTTCGTATCCGTTCTTGTTGAATTTAACTTCTGGTAGCTTTGGTGCTGTAAAAATTTCTGACATAATAATCTCCTGTGTGTAATGTCTGTTTACATAGATACTTCTTTTTCTCTATGTACTATTATATATGCTCTATGATCTAAAAGCAACTTATTTCTTGAACTTGTTTACTCGTTCTTTAATAAGTTTAACCACTACGTCACTGAGCACAACCTCATAGTGGTTATAATCTACTTCTACTAGTTCCATATCCTCATGATGCTTCTGACTAGCAATAGTCACAACACCATCATTGGGCTCATGCATGAATGCACTTTGTCCTTTGACTGTTACAATGTTAGTCCAAGGATGCTGTATCTTGATGTTTCTTGCCTGTTTCATAACCCAACTACTAGGACCAATGTCACGCATCAGTCTGCTGAACGGCAAGAAGTATTGGGCATAGTCTGCCACTTCGGCGCCACCATATGGTGTGCTTAGAGTAACAGCACCTTTAACAGCATCGGGCATACTATTGGCCAAATGCAGGCTATAGATACCGCCTAGACTATGTGCAACAAACACTAGATCAGTATTCCCGTCTAACGTAGACTGCATATCTTTTAGGTTGTTTTCAAACCCATTGCGACTGTCGTAGTTTATATCTAGTCCGTCGCCTAGTTTACTCTTGATGTAATTGAAGCTCTCGCTGGTGGCATTGGCACCGTGTATATACACTAATTTCATGCCAGTATTTATTAGCTTAGAACCAGCCGTGAAATTCGTCAACTATAGGATGTACTTCCCACCCTTGTTGTTTCCAGCGTAACAGCATTATTACGGTGTCTAAGTAGTTCATTTAGTTTGTGTATACGGCTTTGGCTTCTTCAATGCGACCTTGACGAGCAAGACTTGCGGCAGCACGGGCCTGTGCAAATGATTCTAAAAATGACCAGATTGAGTTTAAGATTGTTTTCATAGATAAGATTCCTTTTGGGAGTTGAATTGTCGAATATAATTTTCGAGTTGTGCGGCATCGGTAATGCCTTTGGTGCTTAGATATTGATCTAAGCGGCTTTGATAGCTGGATCCAGGGAACATTTCGGATAGACGTTCCATAATAGCTAACATTCGATCTGATAAAAATTTCATTGTGTTTCCTGTGTGTTAGTGTAGACTCAGTGTTTCTACTGAGTTATTTATCCGGCTCTTGTGCGATCGCACATTTTTCAGTACAATGTTATTATTGTTTAAAATGAGTTAAATACACAATAGGAATATTTCAATGAAGCTTCAAACCAGATCGATTTTGCAGGAACTAAATTCTATTGCCGATGTGCGCAGCACTGATTCGTTGATAGAAAGTCGTGCTGCCAACATCATCAATTCGGCTATTAACCTCTTGGAAAGTATTCATAAAAATTATGATTCTGCTTCAGCAGACGAACTTGAGCGTAGACTTATCAATGCAATCAAGGGTCAAGATCCTGCAAAATTCACACGTGGTGTTCGCAGAATAGCAGAAGCACGTAAACTCAAGAAAAAATTGGATGAAAGCAATGATCAGTAAACTGTCAGAAGGCGGCAACGTATTCAAAGGCCCGGAAAAACAACCACTAACACAGCGTATTGCCACAGGAGACGTAGAGGAAACCATTCTCTACATTGAAAAAATCACAGGTCTTGACTTTACCAAAGAAAAGCATCTTGATGACAAGAAGCCGGTTAAATGGCTAGGTACCACAGGCCGCAAAGAAGATCCAGATGGCACCTTTGAAAAGAACAGTTCAGGTGATCTAGACCTGTCAGTTGATGCCAACGAAGTGGATAAAAAATCATTCGCTGAAAAACTCATTGCACAATTTGGCAAAGAAAACATCAAACTCAGCGGAGACAATGTACACTGGAAGGTGCCAATCAAAGGCAGTCCGGACAATGGATTTGTACAAGCAGACTTTATGTTTTCAGCTAATCCTAAATTTCAACAAGGCTCAATGATTGGTGGACAGGGCGAGTATCGCGGTGAACATCGACATATCCTATTGAGTTCAATTGCTCGTGCTCGCGGCATCAAGTACAGTCCAAAGCACGGAATACTAAATGCTACCACAGACGAACTACTACCCAATGGCAACGACTGGAATCAAATTGCCAAGGTGTTGCTGGGACAAACAGCCACAGTTAAAGATATCAAATCAGTGGACAACATTTTAGATTTTATTAAAAAATTGCCTAACTACGAAGAACTAGTTGCAGGCGCAAGAGAAACATTGGGCAAGCAAGGTATTACCTTGCCGGAAAACGTAATCTCGTTTGAAAGTGCGCAAACTGGAACACCCTCTTGGTTTCGCAAAATGATGGAACGAGTTAAATGAGAGCATTTGAATTTTTACGTGAAGCTGAAGCAGCCCCTGCACCCAAGAAAGTGGGCCGTGAGTTCAACCACCTAGAAGATCTTGTATTCACAGAAGCCAATGGTGCAAACAAGGCCATTAAAATACTAAAAGATCTAGCCAGTCCCGAAACCAGTATCACGATCAAGTGGGACGGCAATCCCACAGTGTACTGGGGACGTGAGGATGATGGCAGTTTCCGACTGGTAGGCAAAAACAACTGGGGACGTGAGGAAGGCAAAAGTTCTAGCCCAGACGAACTCAAACAGTTTATCATGAGTCGTGGCAAAGGCGAAGATTGGCGTGAGAAGTTTGCCGGAGATATGGCAGCATTATGGCCCATATTTGAACGTGCAACTCCTGCAGAGTTTCGAGGTTATGTCTACGGAGACATCCTATTCCATCCAGGCAAACCATATGCCGGCGCTAACGGCAAAATTACATTTACTCCCAATCAAACCACTTACTCTGTTGCTGGCACTAGTGAAATTGGTCGAGCATTGGCCAAGGCCAAGGTAGCAGTGGCGGCACACAAGGTGTTTGGTTACTTTGGAGACAAGACAGGTGCGGACTTTGACGATCCTGATCAGTTTAGTGGCAATCCAGACCTAAAGGTATTTGGCTTGACCAGTGTTAGCTATAGACCAGCAGTTGGTGCAGACAATATTGCTGCTATTGAAGCACTGGCTAAAAATCAACAGGCCATTGATAAATTGTTAGCTCCTGTTGCTGGTATGGGCTATCTGCAGAGTGAAATTTACACTTTTGTAAATAACCAATCGAAAACAAAACAACTGGACAATATCAACACAGAAGCTTTTATGGCCTTTGAGCAAAAGACTCCTGCCAAAGCTGCCAAGATAGCGGCACACAGCGAACTGCACCCCGGAGTCATGGATGTGATGTTTGAACTAGTGCGTGAGATCATGGCGGCCAAAGACGAAGTAATTCGTGAGCTAGATGCATCAGGCGGCGACATAGAACAAACTACAGGTGGTAAGCCCGGTGGTGAAGGCTATGTTGCAGGCGGTTCAAAATTAGTGCCACGTGATCGCTGGACTCCGTTTCGAGCCGATTAACAGGTCTAAGACCACGGTTTTTTCCAATCTGACTAAATAATATGCCAGTCCCGGAGCGGGACTATTGATTTAAGGAGAACATATCATGGCAACATTCACAAGAACAAATCCAACAGCAGTAGCTCGCGGTACAATTCAATACACATCCGAATTAACATTCTACAAAGT